AGGGCTACGCATCCATCGAGGAAAAGGAGTCGTGGCACGAGGAGTGGACCCAGTACCAGTCCATCTGCCCGAATAACGGGTTCATCGACTCTCTGGCGGCACAGGTGATGGCGCTGCCAGAGCACCCGGAGGAGCAATAGCAGGCTCCCATCACATAGCGGTCCGCAGGGACGCTCGGTTGTCGGGCGTCCCTTTTCTTTTAAGGAGGAAAGACCATGACCTACTTCCTGCCAAACGACATCTACCAAGTCCTGAAATGGCTGGGACTCATCGCCTGTCCGGCGCTCGCCACGTTCGTCGGCGTTGTCGGCCCCGTATGGGGCATGCCCTACGTTGATGCCACTGTCACCACCATCAACGCACTCGGTCTGCTCATCGGCGCTCTCATCGGCGCTTCCGCAATCACGGCCAAGGAGTGAGTGCGATTCACAGTAGTGGTGCGACCGTTGATGGATTGATGCTTGGTTCAGTCTCAAAACAGCCGCCTACCTGCTAATATGTTAAAATTGGTGTTGGCTAGGTTTGGCCGCCGAAAAGCCAGATTAATCCCACTGGCCTGCCAACATCTACATTGGGATTTGACCACTAGGGATGGTGGTAACTATGGCGCAAGAACTCTGGCGCAATGTTCCCGGCTATGAGGGCAAGTACATCGTATCGAACACTGGGAAAGTCATGAGTCTCCCACGGACTCGGATGTTTCAGGGAAAAATTAGGACTTTACCAGGACGAATCCTCAAGCAGAGCGTTACGCCGAACGGCTACGCAAAAGTCACCCTGTTTAATGACAACGTACCTTCGCAAGTCAGCGTGCATCGTATTGTCATGCTTGCCTTTGTCGGTCCTAGCGATTTGCAGGTCAACCACAAGGATGAGAACAAGCTCAATAACAATGTTGAAAACCTAGAGTACCTGAGCGGATATGACAACACGCGCTACACATGCAGTAAGCCAGTCGAGAGTTACGACCTAGAGACGGGCGCAACAATCAAATGGTATGCAAGTGCGTCTGATGTAGTCGAGGACGGCCACAATTCAGGGGCAGTTAGTAATGTCTGTCTAAATAAATATGGCTATCGTTCCCATCATGGTATGGGTTGGAGGTTCGCAAATGCTGACGATTCCCGAGAGGATCGCGCAGGTAGCTGAACACATCGCAAGACACAATTCTCACGGATATAGCCAGAACAACCGAAAGGGTGACGGAACAACAGAGTCCGTCACCCTTTCTGATGGCTCGAAAGTCGTAATCCACGGAGGGGACTACGACTGTTCCGAGATGGCTCGTGTCTGCGTCAACTGCGCACTATCAGGTAACTACAGGTCACCAATCGATTTTATGTACACGGGCAACGAGGCCGAGCAGCTAAAGGCGCAGGGCTTCACGCGCATGTCCTACAGCGCGTCCAAGGTCCAGCGCGGTGACGTGCTCTGGGTCAAGGGCCACACGGGCATTGCCCTCGGCAACGGCAAGCAGGCCGACGCGCACGGCGACGAGTACGGCGGTATCACTGGTCCCAACAGGGGAGACCAGACAGGTCACGAGGTCGAGGTGCGTTCGCTTCGCTCGTGGACCTACATCTATCGCTACGGCAAGGGTTCGAGCGGCCCTGCGGTCGTGAGCGCCAACTTCACGGTCACCGCTGGCACGGAGCGCAACGCCCGCTACAAGCCCGACCCGTCCAACGACTCCTACAAGACTGGCACGCTCAAGCCGGGCGAGTCCGTAGTCTGCTACGGCCTCACCTACGCGAACGGGCTGGCATGGGGCGTCTACCTCAACTACGCAGGCAAGGTCCGCTACATCGCCCTAGAGGGGAGCGTGACCGTATCGTGAGCTACCACAAGTACGAGCTGCCACGACAGCCCCGCACACCACTGGACGACACCATGACGCTCTTCGGCATCATCGGCCTCGTCTCCGTCGTACTGCTAGTCGGGATGCTGCTATGGTGCTCGATGTAGCAGCGCCCACATGCCCCAAGTGCGGGCGGCAGATGGAGCTGGTGCCGTGGAGCGAGTGGCGGCTCGGCGAGCGCCACACCATCGACGCGATCTGCCCCAACTGCCTCCACACAGAGCGGCTAGAGCTGGCGGACGCGCTCGGCAGCCTCAAGCAGCGAGTGGCAGACGAGCAGTAGCGCGTCCCTGGTCGCGTCGTCCATCTCGCTCGCAGCGAGCACGCGCAGAAGCTCTGCGGCGCCGCTGGCCGTCTCCGCGAGCTCCATAACCCTGTCCTCATCCATTGAAAACCCTCTCTCGACTGCCCCCACCCTCTCTGGGTGGGGGCTTTTTTTGCGTCCCAAGCGCGTCCCAAATGGTCGCAATAGTCGGCATTCCATGCACATGTCGCATGAATAACCGCAGGTCAGCGCACTAGTCGCACTTCCGCGCAAATCGAAAACGAAGTGGGCCTGTAAGCCGGAATTCACAAAACCGCAGGTAGAGACATATGCATAGATTGTTTGCGTCCCAAAATGTCCCAACTACAGGTCCCAATCAGCATCGTAAGGCTTCGCGCGATACGCCGCAGCGACCACCCCCGCAAGCTGCTCGGCTTGCGGGCGGTCGTAGTGTTGCCCCGTCGTGCCCTTCAACTTGTGGCCCATGAGCACTTCGATATAGCGCGTTTCCAGACCGAGCTCCCACCTCATCCACGTCTGCCACGAGTTGCGCAGGTTTCTGTATGGGTGCTCCATGTCCATGCGCCGCCAGTTGTCCGTGTATCGGCCCTGCGGCACGACGTTGCCCGCGCCGTCGTTAGTGAGCGGGCAGTCGGGCGGCATCGACTCGGCTATGTCACACAGGCGCGTTGCGGCGCTGCCGACCAGCACGATCCAACGGGCGCTCTCCGTCGTCTTCGTGCGCTCCGCAATCCGTGCTCCGTGGTGGGCCACCTGTCGCTGGATGGGGACAAGGGCAACGGGCGTGCCGTCGATGTCGCAACGTTCGACCTCGCCAGCGAGCACGCCAAGGGACTCACCGACGCGGGCGCTGCCGAACGCGGACAGGAGGAACGCCGGCTCCATCCACGTGCCGTAGACTCGCTTCCAAACGTCGCGCAGCTCCGCGAGCGTCCACGTCCCCTTGTCGCGCTCCGAGATGGTGGAGCGACCTGGCATGACGTAGCGCTCTCGCATGGGGTTTGTTGGTGCCCACCCATAGCGCACGGCGTAGTCCAGCGCCTTGGAGAGCACGAGCGTAGCGTTCGCGGCCTGCGAGCGCGTGAGCGTGTAGAGCCATTGCTGGATTGCCAGTGGCTTTATCATGTCGCAGGACGTGGCGCCCCACGTCGGCTCCACGTGTTTCGCCCACCAGCGGCGGTACTGGACGAGCGTGTCGGGCGCGAGGTCTCCGTCGCTGACCCGACGTTCCATGTCTGGCATCGCATATGAGCGCCACACCTCGCCAACCGTCGGGCATGGCGCATCGTCGGAGTGTTCGAGCATCAGTTCGGCGCGGGCGCGCTCGGCGTCGCGCCGCGTGCCGCGTATGGTTCGTGACCTTCTTTTATATCCATCGGGTCCGCTGGACCAGTAGCGTATGCGGTAAATTTCGCCCGCGCGGACCTCGGTTATCGACGCCCACGCGTCTCGGCGCTTATTGCGGGGCATGGCTACTGACCCCCGCGCCTGTAATCGTCGGTAAGTTCGAGCAGGTAGTCAGCAGAGCAGTCAAGCGCTAAGCAGAGCTTGCGCAGGTAGCCCGCGTTGGGCTTAGACGTGTCATGCTCCCACCCGCTAATTGTCTGTTTGGCAACGCCTACCTTGCCGCCCAGCTCTTCCTGATTGAGTCTGCGATACCCTCGCATCGACGCAATCCGTGCTCCTAAGCTCATGTCCGACCCTCCTTGTCAATAATCTGTGACAAAGAAATTATTACCAAAAAAGGGTTGCAAAAGTACGAGATTCCCGTACTATTGGATTTGCAATAAGGATTTCTCGACGAAAGGAGGCCACATGCAACACAAGCGACGAATCGAGCCAGCCGCCGACAATGGCTGGCGTGACGCGATGTGGGGCAAGTCGGCTCACCCACAACGGAGGATGTGCCCATGACGCGGGGGCAACAATACCGCGTCCGTCGTGATGGGGGCCGTGCGTAATCCCACGGCGCGCGACCTCCACCACGGCGAGCGAGTGGCCGTCCGTACTTTGACATACAAGACCGAGGGCTGGCTGGCACCCAGTCCGTCCCGCGCTGAGCGGGAGCAAGCCGGTGAACCCGAGAGGGGTGACGGATGTTCGGCACGAAAGTGGCAGAGCTCTCCTTCAAGGGCTACGGCACGGTGCGAGGCCGTGCATTGATTTTTTGGGTACCTAACCACAGCGCGCATAAGCGCGCACAGTATTGTGTTAGGAGGATGAATGAACGATCAGAACTACAGACAGGCGCGGATAGACGCTGGGTTGAAGCCCGAGCAGGCGGCAGCGGAGCTTGGCGTGAGCATTACGACGCTGTTCAACTGGGAGCGCGGCGAGACCTCGCCCGATGCCGACAAGCTTGTAAAGATGGCTGTTCTCTACGACGCAAAGATTGACTATCTGTTGGCTCTGGAATAGCTATGCCGACAGAGTACGAGAATCTCGTACTCACTATCAACATCACGAGTTCCCATCGCTGACCACGCCACGGGGGCGGGGCCTACCGACCCACTCCACTCCGTCATGGTCCGGCGACTCGGACCATCCTGTGCAAGGGATGCCAAGCCCGCACCCTTCCTTCCGACGCACTCTTCTCTCCTTTCTAGTGCTTACTGTAGCGGGCTGTGCGGAAGTCACCCGCATGGCGTAGGCAGACCTGGTGCGTGGTCGGCGATGGGGGCTCGTGGAATCTAGGACAACACATGGATCGCTACTACACAGTCGCGGAGGTGTCCAAGCTCACGGGAATCCCGAAGCGGACCATCTACGACGCGATAGAAAAAGGAAGGCTCAGGGCAATCGTCCCGAACGGCTGCAGGCGCGGGTACCGCGTCAAGGCGGAGTGGGTCACCGACTGGCTTGAGGGATAACAAGAGACGCCGCGACTAGCTGGGGAGCGGGACGCGGCGCAGGGAACAACTAGGAGGATACCACATGACCGAGAGCGATATTCGCACTCTAATCGGCTTCGTGCTCGGGCTCATCCTCGCTGGCGCAATCATGGGGCTTGCCAACATGGGCGGTCCCACCGATGCCGAGCTGGACGCTGCCGAGGTGCAGATGTGGCAGGAGCGCGGCGTTGAGATTGGCAGGTGGTAGGCGTGAATGCCTCAAAGCACGAGGCCGAGGCCGCACTGAGGAGCTTCGGCATCGACCTTCTCGCGCTCTGCGAGCAGATTGGCGTAAGCCACATCGACGCCGATGTCATCGTCGGCACGAGGGGCAGCTACATCACGGCTACCGCATGGGACGAGAGCGGCAGCAAGGTCGCCAGCGTTGCATGGGAGCTTTCAGGGGGTGACACGAGGTGATTGACGATAAGCTGCAGAGGAAGCTCCGCAAGTTCTGCAAGTGGGCCCGCAGGCACGGCTATCGACGCGCCGACATGTTCGTGACCGCGCCAGACGAGCTCGTCGGGCGCTGGTACGTGCATGCGTCGTTTGAGTCGTCCGACGGCTGCTCTGAGAACTACAGCAAATTCATAGAGGAAGGAGAGCTCGATGGCTGAGGAACTGTCAATCGTCCTCTCGTCGGAGCTTGAGCGCCCGAACGTCATGGACGCGCTGCCGTCCGACTTCAACCGCGCTCGGTTCGTCCAGAACACGGTCGCGCTCGTGCAGGAGAACGAGCAGCTAGCCCGCATGCCGCAGGCGAAGCTGGTGCCGGCGCTCCTCAAGGGCGCGTACCTCGGCTTGGACTTCTTTAGCAAGGAGTGCTATGCCGTCCCATATGGGCAGCAGGTCCAGTTCATGCCGTCCTACACGGGCATGGTCAAGCTCGCCAAGCGCTTCTCGAAGCGCCCGTTGAGGGACATCTACGGTCACATCGTCCGAGACGGGGACGAGTTCGAGAGCGGCATGGAGGACGG